TCATCAACCGTGAATACAAATGGTCTTCTGTAAGGATATGTCTTTGTACCAAATTCACATTGGAAACCAATATCAGAAAGAGTAACTCCCATTCCAACACTAAATCCATGACTTGCTGCAGTAATGGTTGCAATACCCGTTGTATAAGTGTATGCTACACCACTAATAGTTTTAGACGGAGTACTGATATTTAATACTGCTTCTTTTTGAGATACTGCTGCTGTAGAAGTAACAACACCACTATATTGAAGTTCACTAACTCCTCTTGCAACTAATCCATAAGTACCAAAACTACAATTACTATTTGCTATATCTGCTTGACCACCTTTATCTACTTTAATTGCTTCATTATTACATATAGTGAATACAGAAACTAACTGAGCAAATCCACTATTAGTAACAGCAACACCAACTCCACCCTGATTATATTGAGTAAATGCATCAACGTTCATTGCTCTCAATAATCTTGCTTGAGCACCATCAATATAGATTCCTATTCCTGTTGTAGTATCACTTGTGCAGTTTTGAATATATGGTCCTTTCCACTTACCACCACCTACGTTTTCAGCAATTTCCGCAGTAGGGAATCCAACTGCTGCTGCAGGATGAACATGATCTCTAAATGTCATGTTAGCTAGTTTACTTCCCTTTCTTACACCAAAAATATTATGAGTTGGATTACCTGCGTATACTGTAACTGTTCTTTGATCATCCCCAACAATTGAAACAAATGCAGGAACTTCAATAGGATTACTTTCAGTATATTTACCAGAAAGAACTTTAATAGTAGTACCTGATTGTGCAGCACCTACTGCTCCTTTGATAGTTAAGAATGCATTATCGATAGATGTTCCATTATTAGTATCATTACCATCTTTAGCAACATATAAAACATTAGGGGCAGAGTTAATACCAGAAGCAGTAGTATTAAGACTTACACCCGCACCAATAAAAATCGTTGAATTAGTAACGGTAACTAAACCAACATTTATTGTATTATTATCACCATCAAGTTCAATAGAAGATGTACCAATCGTAAGAATACCAGTTACCCTTGCATCACCCTCTACTAATAATGCTGTTTGTGCGGTTCCTGTTTTTACATTTAATCCACTTCTAAAAGTACTAAAACCAAAAGCATCTTGGTTAACTACATCTTCATAACGTGCAGTTCCTGCTACAGTAATATTACCATCAAAATATGCTACATCATCTGTTGTATTACCAGTGCCAACATATAAAGTAAAGTCTGATCTTGCTGTTGTACCAATACCTACATTTCTACCAGTATAAACACCAACACTATCGGATCCCCATGTTCCACCAGCACCAGCAGAACCCCCTGCTTTGGGTTCCCATACACTGGATGTTGTATTATATGCTAAAACCCATCCATTAGTTTGAACTCCAGCTCCAACATCAACATCCTCCAGATCTGACATAATTCTAGCACCACCGCCACCAAAGGTTGCTAATTGTTGCTGAACACGATTGATGAATAATCTATAATGAGATTGTAAATCCTCTAAGGTTACATATTCTTGATCTAATGGAGTTAATGGATCAGAGTTTTTTACATCAGGAGGAATATTTAAAAGACCTTCTTGAAGAAGTTTATTTTCTTGCTTGTAGTTACTTACAGTTTCTTCTAATCTTTTAATTTGATTTTCAACATCTCCTTTAACATCAGTAACTTTCTTTAGAAGACCATCTACATTTATTGTTTCTACAAGATTTTCCCATTCTTTTGTTAATTTTTCAATGTGTTTTTCATTAACATTAAAATCAACTTTAAGATCCTTAACCTTCTTAGAAAAATCTACTTCAAATAAATCTACTTCACTCTTTAATTCATTATAGAAACTAGAAGTACTAGTATCTAAATTTTCCTGTATATCGCAAATATTTTCTGCTAAATGATTTTCTACTCCAGAAACTCTTTGAGAGAAAGACTCTAATTTAGTAAAGTATTCTTCTAACTTCTTATCACTTTCTATTTCACGATTTCTAAAATCTTTTCTATAATTATTAGCAAGAGCTTTAGACTCCTTAACTACTGTCTCAATTTTTGCAAGTTGATCTGATAATACACTCTTTACTATTCCATCTTTATTATCAATATCATCTTGAAGAGAGGTAACTCCTTCACAAATAGAATCTATTCTTTTATCTAAAGCAACAATATCTTTCGCTAATAGTCCAGATGTATTCTCTGCTTTTAATTTAGATTCTACTAAATCCTTTTTATAAGTATTTGCACGTTCTTCAAAACGTTGTTCTATTTCACTAATATTATCTTTATATTTTTCTCCAATTGATGTTACTGCGTCTTCAACTTTCTTCTCACTTTCTTCAATTCTATCTTCAGTTTTTAACTCAGTTTCAGCAAAAAACTTTTGATATTCTGGTAGATCTTCTTCTAATAATTTTTTAACTCTAGTTCCAATACTCTGAACCTCTTCTTTAAGAGAAGAAAGGCTTTCTTCATTTAATGCTTCAATATTATTGCTAATACTAGCAACTTCTTCCTGAACACCTTTTCCTAAAGTTTCAAAAGATTCTTTTACGGTTTCCTTAAAATCACTAAATCTAGTATCAACTCTAGTCTCAGATTCAACAATTAATTTTCTATACGTAGGTACTTCTTCTCCTACAAAATTATTTACTGCTTCAGATAAAGTTTCAAATTCTTCTTTTATTTCTAATATAGAATTAGAATTTAATGTTTTAACTCTATTTTGGACATCTCTTATTGCTTCTTCTACAAATAATAAATGAGCCATCATGGCATCATCAAGATCTTTCTGACTGGTAAGCCCCTTAATACTTTCTCTTATTTGTTCAACACTATTTGATAAAGATTCAACTTTTTCAGCATTTGCTTTAAATGTATCTACTGAAGTTACAAAATCATTTAGTGCTTGTATATTATTCAGATTATTTTTAAAAGAATCAAAAGCTTCAGAAATTTTCTCTACCTTTTCAGGTTTAGCATTCTTTAACTCCTCCTTTACATTATCGAAAGAAGAGTTAGGATTCTTATCATAAAATTCTGACGGCTTTTTGAGTGGCACTCTATTTTATCCCCATCTATAACTATATTTATTCAGTCTTTTTTAAGAGTTTCGCTCTTAATCAATTTTGCAAGATCTGCAGTAGATCCAACAAAAAGTGAGTTATTAACTGTTGATGGTCCTTTTACTACTTGCTCTTCATTAACATCTTTCAGTTTTTTCTGAAGATCTATCAATTTATCAGTAGCATCAGAAACACTTTTTATAAGTTGACCAGCAACTTCATATGCTCTAGGCATTTCACTTTCTTGAGCAATTTCAAGAATACCATCAATTGCTTCTTGACCTTTCTCAATTATACTATAAAGATTACCTCTTGTATATTCATAGTCTCTTGTAATATCATCTTTAGTCAATCTATCAGGTTTTTTTAATCCACCAGGAGTAACATCTGAAAGTTGATCTTTTTTAGGAGCACATCCATTTTCTGGAGTGGTAGATACCTCAACGGGAGTAATATTAAAAGTTTTGTCTAATCGATCTGTCATGAGATCTCACCATCAAATCCAAAGTTATCACCATCTTCAATAAGGACATTATCATCGTAAGTAACAGTAGTATCTGTGGAGGATGTTATTGGATTGATAACTCGTAAAGCAGATCCTTTAACGTGCGAAGCAGCAAGAGTATTATCTTGTGCTCTTTCAACAATAATAGAATTTGAATTTACTGTTGTTATCTTCATCTCTTCTTCATCAATATAACAATAAGTTGGTTTAGGTGTTGATGAAGTATCTAAGAAGATATTAGAAGTAGAAACAACTTTAATTTCCACTTCTGTTAAATCAACATCTTCATCTAAAGTTGTAGTTATAGGACCACCATAACTCTTGGTTGCTCTTGGAGTAACTCTATATGTAAGATCTCTTTGTGTATTGGTAGTATCTGTACCAGAAAGGTAACTAACTCTAGCACTCCTGATAAGATCACCAGTAGCAGTAGCAGATGGACCAAACATGTAGGTCTTTGCAGTAAATCTTAAAGTATAAAGAAGAACCCTTCTACTCTCAAAGTCCCCTTCATAATCATCCTGCATTGTAATATTTTCTAATACAATTGGAATATCTCTTTTCTCTTTAATATTTTCTACTAATGTAACAGTAACATTATATGCTGGTTGGAAATATGGAAGTATCTGTTCTGTTATTTGAAGAGCATCATCATTTAACTTACACATAATAGCAAGTTCAAATTGCATATTATAAGGAACTGGCATATATGACTTCTTTGTCTCAGTTCCATCATCAGGATTCTTTACTGTAAACTGTTGAGTAGTAGTTACTTTTCTAGTAGGATCATATGTAAGACCAGTAAATTCAAAAGACATTCTAGGCAAAGTTATTGCCGTTGCTTTATTTAAATCTGGTGTTTGGTTTAAACGTGCTAAAAATTTCTGGGTAGGACCATACGCCAAAGGAACTCTTATCTGAGATCCTTCTTGCTTTATTGTAATTCCATTAAAAAGAGTACCAAATGATATGATAGTTCTTCTCAGAATCTCGTTATAAAAATACTCAAACATCTTTATAGTCCTAGTACAATA